CGTTCCTGCGTATAAAGTTCTTGCAGGATGTCGAACTCGTCTGGCTCAGGCAGCCCTGACTCGTTCTCCAGTTCGTCGTCTTGGTTGATGTAGTTCATGGTGTTCTCCTGTTTCGTAAACAGTTGTTTATGAATGTTGTTTGGTGTGGGCGTTCTTCTGGACCCATTGCATCCATTCAAGCAAAACTTTCTTGGCCTCTCGTTGGTCAAGACCAAACGCTTCCTCCAAGCACCTTGCTGCCTGAGTCATACTCATCAGCCTGTCGTGGTCACGCAGCAAGTTCAGGTACTCAAACTCTGGCTTAGCCGAGCAGAACACTCTGTGCATTTCTGCAGCCAACTTGTATATGTTCATCTGTGGAACCCTCCTTTGTTGTTGATGCCTTTCAGGTCGTTGCGGTCAGTCACCACGATGTAGTTCGACTTGTGCATCGGGACGATGGTGTGCCTTCGCCGCTTCGCGGCTTCCTCGCCGCATGGCATACACGTGGTGTAGCCGATCTCGTAGCGGTGCCGGTTTAGTGGGGCTTGGCAGCGGTCGCATTGGTATTCGCCAGTCATGTTGCACTCCGTGGGTTGTATAAACATGTGTTTACATGTTGGGATTTGGTGAATTGGTGGTCGTTTTGGGCTGCTTGTTTCACTTGTAATGCATTGTTTTGGGAAAATGCTACTTTGAGAAAAACCATATGAATCATGGTGTTATGACGTTAAATTTCCATTTGTTGCATTGTTTCACGTTTTTCACGGTCTTACCGAACTTGCAGGAAGGCGCAGCCGGTCGCAGTTCCCTGAGCGAAAAAAGTAAAATTTCCTTAGGGGGTATTATTTTATGAAACATTGAAACAATATATAAAAAAGGATATGTATTCCTAATAAAATCAATGACTTACGCTTGTATCTTCATGCTGCTACAAAACGAAACAAATGAAACAAAGCATGACCACTCTGCGGATGCTGAGCCTCTGCGATGAGAGTTGCGATAAAAAAAGAGCAAAAACACGCTTGACTCGCGCAAAAAAAAGCGCTAGGCTGCACGGGCAGCCTAGCGGTACAGAGCGGGTCGGATTACTTGTTGACCACGGCGAGGGTTGCTTCGAGGGCGCGGATGGTCGCACCGATATCGAACGACGCGGATTCGGTTTTCTGGCAGGCCTTCACGAGCGCGGCGAGTTCCTCGTTCAAACGTGTTTTAAGATCACGCGCCTGTGTCGGCCCCTTGTCGGTATCGCTCGGCCAACCGTACTCGGCCACGCGGCCAAAGTAGACTGAACCCTTACCGCGGATCGTTTTCTTGCCATCGTTCAACTGCGACCACGCGGCCTGTTGTTCGCTGCTGGCAGCGTTCCAATCTTTCGTGCCCTTGCGCGGTAACTCGGCGCGCATGATGCGGATCGCCTCGTCGCCCATGGCCGGATAGATAACCTCGTCGAGGAACTCGGCGCGGATCGCCTCGAACGCCTCGCGGGTATCGTACTCACCGCGAACAACCGACCCGACCTCGGCCCACTTTTTGGCAACCGTACCCTCGGCGCGGATCGCATCGGTCACGGCTTTCTTGATGTTTGACTGAATCATTTTTTGCACTCCTTTTGTAAACTTGTTTGCAAATCTGTTGGCAGGACAATTCCCAACCAATGCATATATTGTCTCACATTATTTGATGAATTGCAAGCATTTTCGTATAAACACGTGTTTACAAAATGGGCGCAGCCCGACCCCACCGTACCCGTACCAGCCCAAATGTATTTAGGAGTCCCGCGCATCTTCTGTACTCTATGATCTGCGCAGCCAATCACCATTTTTTGGCACAAGACCCCCCACCCCATGTTTATAGGAACACCCCCCGTCATTCATTTGGGTCCCCTGCCCACCACACGGATACTTCTATTTTTAGAAATGTTCTGTATACTCCGCGCAACGACACCATAGGCACCAATATGCCGGTTGTTGCAACGCCAGAACTGGGGATTCCGTTCCCATTTGATACATCACCGGAAGAACTAGAAGACTTCCGTGCAAAAGCCGAGGCTCTACTCAACACAGTTGAGGAGTTGGAGAGGCAGGGGCTTGAGGTAGAGGTCACAGATAGTGACCGGTTTGAATCGCATCTTGCGATAGCCAGTGGCGAATTACCTTCAGCAAAATCGGCAACCCCCGGTACCATCAAGCACATTAACGCCATACTTTCTGAATTTGATCGGGAAGTATTGGACGTGCACCGTCGGCTGCGTAATTACGTTACCAACAAGTTAATTATTGACTCTGCAAACTCCGATTCCAGAACGCGGCTAAAAGCACTGGAAATGCTAGGCAAAGTTAATGGGGTTGGGCTCTTCTCAGAGCGCATAGATGTCACCGTCACACAACGTACGGTTAAGGATATCGAGACGGAATTGCGCAAAACTCTTGAGTTGTACGACGGGGATTATGCGGTTGTAAGTGAGGATCAGCCTGTTTCGCTAGCCGAACTTGATTTGGATGAAGAACTTGGACTAAACAACAACGAAGCAGACTCGGAAGATGGATCAGAACCTGCTCCGTGACGTTGAAAAACGGCTTCCGAACATGCCCCCAGAACTCCAGCAGCGCGTTGGACAGTTGGTGGCTGAAGCAAGAAAGGCAGGAACGCAAGAAAAAGCCAAGACGGACTTCATGGCCTACGTCAAATACGTGTGGCCTAACTTCATTCATGGGCGGCATCACGAGAAAATGGCCCGTGCGTTTGAGCGAGTGGCTTCTGGCGAGACAAAACGCCTCATTATTAACATGCCGCCACGGCATACCAAGTCGGAATTTGCGTCTTACCTGCTGCCTAGTTGGTTTTTAGGCAAATATCCGGACAAAAAGATCATCCAAACCTCCCATACAGCCGAATTAGCGGTGGGTTTTGGCCGAAAAGTGCGTAATTTGGTCGATTCTGACCGCTATAAAGACATTTTTCCGCAAGTTGCGCTGCAAGCGGACTCAAAAGCAGCCGGTAGATGGGCTACAAACTACGCTGGAGAGTACTTTGCTATCGGTGTAGGCGGTGCCGTGACCGGTAAAGGCGCGGATTTGCTCATTATTGACGACCCGCACAGCGAGCAGGAGGCTACCCTCGCTGAAACTAACCCCGAAGTCTACGACAAGACGTACGAATGGTACACCTCCGGGCCTCGGCAGCGTCTCCAGCCGGGTGGGGCTATTGTGGTTGTTATGACTCGCTGGTCCAAGAAGGATTTGACGGGTCAAGTGCTCAAAGCAGCCGCTCAGCGTAGTGGAGAAGAGTGGGAAGTCATCGAATTTCCGGCTATTTTGCCGTCAAATAAGGCACTTTGGCCCGAGTTTTGGAGCATCGAAGAACTGGAAGCCTTGCGGCAGGAACTGCCCAATGGCAAGTGGATGGCTCAGTACCAGCAGGAGCCTACTTCTGACGTATCGGCCATTATCAAACGCGATTGGTGGCGAGTTTGGGACGCAGACAACGTACCTTTCTGTAGTTACATCATCCAGTCGTGGGATACGGCGTTTCTCAAGTCAGAACGGGCTGACTACTCAGCCTGCACCACGTGGGGAGTGTTTGAACACCCGGATGACACCGGGAAAAACCAGTCCAACATCATCCTTCTCAACGCTTTTAAGAAGCGCATGGAGTTTCCGGAACTAAAAGAAACGGCGTTTGAGGAGTACAAGTATTGGAACCCCGATAGCATGATTATTGAAGCCAAGGCAGCAGGCAGCCCTCTCATCTTTGAACTGCGTGCCATGGGTATTCCGGTGCAGGAGTTCACCCCAAGCAGGGGGAACGACAAAATTGCCCGTTTGAATGCGGTTTCAGACATGTTTGCATCCGGTCGCGTTTGGGTTCCTAATACTCATTGGGCGGAAGAACTGGTCGAAGAAGTTGCAAGTTTCCCATCTGGCGAACACGATGACTTGGTAGACTCGATGACCCAAGCATTGCTGCGGTATCGACAGGGCGGCTTTTTGAAATTGGCGAGCGATGAGCCGGAGCCGACACGGTACTTCAAGCGCAGGCGAGAAGGGTATTACTAGGAGAATTTAGATGGCCGTCGATAAAAGTCTGATGCAGGCTCCGTTGGGTTTAGAAGCACTTGCTCCCCAAGAGCCGATTGAGATTGAAATTGTGGACCCTGAAGAGGTCCGCATAGGCGTTGATGGCATGATGATTGAACTCGGCAAAGAGGAACCTCGTGCCGAAGACTTCGACGCCAACCTTGCAGAGTACATGAGCGAGAACGAACTAGGTTCGCTTGCGGGTGAGTTGATCGGTAACTATGAGCAAGACCTCTCCTCACGTAAGGATTGGCTCGACACTTATATTAAAGGCTTGAAGATTTTGGGTATTCGGTACGAGGAACGTACCGAGCCGTGGCCCGGTGCTTGCGGAGTCT